AGTGTGTCCGGGCCATGCATCGTGTCTCCTGAACGGCGCTTTGCAGCCAATCGTTAACAAAATGGCCGGCGCTCGGCCAGCTCTAATCAAAGTCTTGCGAATTCAGCGCTTTTGCCAACACCGGGGACACTACTTCCATGTCGGTGATGAGGGTCCGATGATCGCAAGTGGAAGCGATCGCATGGTGTTTGGTTTCGTTCCCGCCTTCCGCTAGGCGAGCAAACGCGCGCGTGATCGATTTGCGTTTCTCGCCGGAGAATCCGAGCCTTTCCAAGCGGTCATTGCTGAAGTGGTGGGTGAAGGCTTGCTTGTCAGGTGCGCCGCAAACTCGTGCGATTGTTTCGCATAAAGCCCAACAGCCGACTGCGATTAACTGAGGGTTTGTGCTGGCCGGCACTCGTCCAAGGGATGTGTAAAGGTCGATCAGCTTAGAATTCTTCGAGCGGTTGATCGCCTCAGCCAAACCCGATTGTCGCCTAATTTTTGTCGGCGCGCGAGTGGGGCGGACCGATGGCTCATCGTCCCCTTCTTCGCCGTCGTCTTTGCTCGCGTCATGGGCGCTCAAATCATCATCATCGGGACTTTCGTTCACGTCATCAGCTGCAGCCTTCGCAATCCCAGCGCGCGCCTCTAGCC